TGGCGGCGGAGGTGGCGGTGGTATCGCAGGTTCTGGTGGACATGGAGGTACTGACGCTAATGGTCACGGTGCAGGTGGTGGTAAAGAAAATTTATTAACAGGTGTATCACAATTTTATGGTTCAGGTGGTAATGGTAGTAGAGGTCAATCAGGAACAAACACTGCTAAAAGCAACTCTACAGATTTAACTGATTCAAATGCAGGAAGAGGAGATGGAGGTAATGGTGATGGACAAGCAGGAACTTCAGCAATAGCTAACTCAGGTTCAGGTGGTGGTGGCGGCGGTTATCCAACTGGAGATGGTGGTAATGGCGGTTCAGGAATAATATTATTTAAAGTAGCCAATTCTAAAAAACCAATTTCTACAACAGGTTCTCCTACAGAAATAGCTATAGGTGATAACACAGTTTACAAATTTACAGGATCAGGATCGGCACAGTTCTGATGGCACACTTCGCAAAACTAGATGACAATAATGTAGTTTTATCAGTGTATGTTGTTAACAACGATATTATTACAGATGAAAATGGTGACGAACAAGAGAGTTTAGGTATATCATTTTTACAAGGTTTATATGGAGATGACACTAACTGGGTACAAACTTCCTACAACGCAAATGTAAGAGGTGAATTTGCAGCAAAAGGTGGCACATATAATGCAGAAAAAGATAAGTTTATAGTACCTGCAGAATATCCATCTTGGACACTTGATGAGAATGATGTATGGCAACCACCAGTAGATTATCCTGCAGATTTTAATACAGTAAATGGATTAAAAGGTTATGTATGGAATGAAGATACAACATCTTGGGACGTTTCTTGGGAAGCAACAGAACCATATCCAGACGATGGTAAAACTTATAGTTGGATAGATGGTGCTTGGGTAGATACTACAGACCAATAATTTAAAAAAGGTGGAACATGGCTTTTATACTAACACATTACGAATCAAGAGATAGTTTTGTATCAACTGTTGAATTACCACATCAATGGCAAGCAGATCTAAAACCAGATCAAAAAAGTAATTTATCTTTATCATTGAGAGTTTTGTATAATGGTGTTAACATTACAACAGACAAAAGCACACTATCAAGATTACTTGTGTTAGGAGATTTACTATAGAACTAAATATATATCCAACTAAAAAAGAATACGAAATACTTTTAGATACTTATCCTCCAGTGTCTGCAAATAAATTTTTACCTGAATGGTATAAACAAAGAAAACCTAACTATGTAAATTTAGATGATTCGTATGTAAATCCATTAGTTCATAAACATGCTAAACAATGTCCTGCAATTCAAGATTATTTAGTTGATGGTGTTGTAATTCCTGCATGGTCAGACATGCAAATAGTTGCAAATCAAAATGGTGTAGTTGAATGGAATATTAGTATAGGTCATGGTGCTTCTGTTAATGATAAATTTTTAGATAATCAAGAGCAAAGACAATTAAGCGGTATGGGATTGTGGGATATTGAAAATGTAGGTGTCTTAAAATTAAATACACCATATATGTTTCACACACCTAAAGGTTATGGCACACATTTTTATGATCCCTTTTATCATCATAGAAACAACATTAGATTATTACCTGGAAGAGTTGAAACAGATTTATGGCATGAAGTTAATTTTCCATTTGAGTTTGACAATACAGATGTACCAATAGAGAGCAAACTAATATCTGTAAAAGCAGGAGAGCCATTAGTTGTAGCTTCTGTATATAAAAAATCTGATAAAACAAAATTAAATGTACATAAATATTCTGAAGAAAAAAAATATTTGTATGATAATAAAAATACTGTAAGCCATACTCTTAGTGGTAATTGGCATAGAACAAAAAAGATATTAGATGAAGAAGAGTAAAATTAAATTTGCTATGTTTTCTGACATGGTTTATTACAACAAAGATTTACACCCAAAACCTATGAAAGAATATACACCTGATTGGTATAAAAAAATACCTAATAAAGACTATCCAAAAACAACTACTGTACAAACTTGTCCATCATTTTTAGATATATTTAAAGAAGGTTATGTAATAACTACACCTATTGATGTAGTAATTGAAGTAAAAGAAGATGGTTCATACATGTGGGAAACTAAAAGAATGTTTGATATTGACGCAGCACATACAATTAGAACAGATTTTATAGAAGCACATAATGATCTACAGATGATTAATCATTTACCAAAAGATTCAGGCATTGTAAAAATATTAAAAATGAATTTTCCTATGTATGTTATGACTCCACCAGGATATTCATGTAGACAAGTACCCATGTCATATTTGTACGATAGAAATGATGATTGGGAGAGTATGTATGGCGTGTTAAAAACTGATGTGATCAATGAATTAAACATACAAATAGCAATAAAAAAATACAATAAAAAAATAGTAATACCACAACACACACCTTTATGTGTATATGTTCCATTTAAAAGAGAAGAACAATTACCAATGGAGATTACTAAATATAGTGAAGATGAAGCTGCTAAAAAATATTTTAACAGTACGTACTTGACAGTGCATGGCACATTTAAAAGCGGTTATCTTAGAAATTTTAGAAAAGACAAAAAAACAAAATGATATAATTCTATGATGGATTACATCATTGGATTTATACTAGGATATTTATGTCAAAAATTTTTTATATGGTTAGATCAAGTTGCAATGCCTAAACTTCCAGAGAATTACAAAGAAGAAGATTGGGACTGGATCAATTGAGTACAAACGGTTTTACAACTAAGGAATATTTGCAACAAATAAAAGAAGATGTAGATCAAGCAAATGATCGTATAGATGAATTGCATGAGAAAATAAATAAGTCACCAACACGTCAAGAAATTTTAGGTTGGCTTGTTGCAATTACTAGCAGTGCTGCATTTCTAAATAGTATAATGTAATAATGGACGGCTACGCATTGTACTGGAATATATCAAAACGCATGGTTGCTGTATTTATAGCACAGGCATTGAGTGTTATTGGTGCAGGTAGTTTAATAGGTATAGATGTCGTACAGTCATCGTTACTTGCAGGATTACTAGGCGTAGCTAATGTCCTGGAGATCCTTGCAAGAAAATATTTAAATGATGGTAAGTTATCATACGAAGAAGTCAATCAAGCATTTGGGATCTTAGATAGTAAAACACATAATGATATGAATGGGAGAGATATATAATGGCAGATCCTTGCTGCGGCGGTGGTTGTTGCGGAACTAATTAGTTCCAGTGTTACATAAATTTAATACGTTAATACGTATAGGTATTGTTCTTTTCTTAATTGCACCAACACCTTCTCTTGCGTATCACGTAACTACACAGGCACCATACAATCAATCATTAGCAATAGATACTACAACTGGTGATATAACTATTGGTATATTTACATCTGATGGATTTGAAGATAGTCCTGCAGAAAAATACACAATATTTTTTGACATAGATAATGACGTATCAACAAGTAGTTTTTGTGTAAGTACATCATTTGGTCATACAGGTAATCAAGAATGGAACTACCATACGTTTTCTTTGTCAGATTTACAAACATATTTTGAAAATCCATACGGTAATTTTAGAGTAAAGATCAGGGCAGATAATGACACAGATAATAGTTTCTCTGATTTAACAGCACAAATGAATATAGATATACCTAATCAATTACCTTTTGTAAATTTAGTATGGAATGGTTTACCACAAACAACCTGTAATGATACGAGTACAACAACTACTACTACTGTTGCACCACCACCAACACCTAATAATGCAATAAATGTATCTGTTAATTATCAAGGACAAGATGTATTTTTTGAGTGGGAGTATGCAGACGGTGACGTAGACGCACACGCATTTCATATAAACTACAGCTATGACAATACAAACTTTACGCGTGTAATCATAGATGATACAACTCTTAGAGAATATACATTAGGTTATGAGTATATAGAAACAGGAACATTTTATTGGACCTTTTCTGTTTGTGGTGATTTAGACAATGGTGAGTCATGTACAGATTCAGACTCTAATAATTTTGAAACAACAGAATATACACCACCTAAAACTACACCACCTACTACACAAGCACCTGCACCAGAACCAGATCCAGAACCTTATGTACCACCTACAACAATACCTGAAAAAGTAGAAGTTGTTATGGACGATGGCACAGTATCTGACTATACACCTGCGGCGGTTGCAGATGGTACAGTAGATAGAGATAACCAACGTGCTGCAAACGAAGCAGCATACGGTTGTTATATGACAGACGCACAAATAGATCGTGGTGATTGTGATATACCAGATACTTTACCTATAGAATATCCTGACGAAGATGACGTTATAATAGAAGTAGATGATGACGAACAAAAACCAGAACGAAAAACAGAGCTTCCTAGCGATGATGATGTGGTACCTACGGTGGTCATTGACGTTGAGGATACAGATATTGAAGGAGAAAATAAGGGAGAACCTTTACCACCTATACTACCGATCGAAGACCTGGATATTGTTGACGTACCAATTATTGATCTCGACAATATTGAGATACCTAAAGATATTATAATTGTTATAGAAGATCCAGATGATCTTGAATCTAATATAGATGATTGGGATACAGAGTTTGAGGAGATAGAAGAAGATGAGTTGGACGAAATACTACCTGGAGATGACTCCGAGAGAACAGAGGAAGTTCAAGAGGAAGATGAGATCCTGGAAGAGATTGAAGAAAACGTTTTAACAGAAGAAGAAGTAGCTGTTGAAGTTGCAGAAATAGAAGAAGTTGTAGAAGTTCCTATTGTAGAAGAAGACGCAACAGAAGAAGAGGTTGCTGAAGCAATAGAAGAATATGTAGAAGAATTAGAAACAGAAGAAGTCATAGAAGTTCTTGAAGAAGTTAACGATGTTGGTGTACAAGAATTAGAAAATGTATCAGAAGAAATACAAGAAGTTGTACAAGCTGTTGTAGAAGAAGCGATTGATAATGTAGAAGAACTTACTGAAGAACAAGTTGTAGTTGTTCAGGAAGTTTTACAATTAGATGAAGCAGAAGATGTACAAATAATAGCTGAAGCAGTTAAAGAAGACGAAGCTGTTGCAGAAGCTGTAGAAGAATACGTAGAACGTGCAGTAGAAAATGCAGATGTAGAAGATTACAACCTTGCTGATGTTGTTACAGAGGTACAGACAGAAGAATTTCTTGCAGATCCTATAGGTGCATTTACAGATATAGATGTAGCTGCAATAGATCTTACAACATTAGGTGACACAATGACCTCTACACAAAAGGAAAAAGCACAAGAAGTTGTTGTTCCTGTGATCATAGCTTCGCAAATTATAGCTAGTGTTCAAGTCGTACCAGTTAGAATAAGACGTAGAGTATGAAGTACATAAAAAAAATAATTAATTGGATAAAAGATATATTAAAAGAAACGATTGCACAAACGTTTACTTTGCTAGGTTTTTTTATAGCATGGCTAACTTTGACTGGAACAGCTAAAGACATTGTTGGTGTTGCTATAATATTTAGTACAACCTTATGGTTACTAACTATAGGGTTGCGTAAAGATAGTGACGAAGTAACGCCACAGAAACGGAGTAGTAGATAATGGCATACGGTTATGGTATGAAGAAAACAAAAAAGAAAAAGAAAAGCAAGCGTAAGAAAAAATACTAATGGGAATGGGTGTAAAGCACTACCTTAAATCTGGAAAAGTATTTAAAGGTAAGTATCACAAAATGCCTAATGGTCAACTACACAGTGGTGCAAAACATTCTAAGTCTTCTAAAAGACTTTATCACTACGGTGAATTGTCAAAGAAGTCACAACAAACCGCTAAAAAAAGTTGGAAACGATCATGAGTATTACGTATAGGGGGGAAAAGTTTTCTGGTTATAATAAACCTAAGAGAACGCCTGGACATAAAACTAAATCACATGCTGTTCTTGCGAAAAGCGGTGATCAAGTTAAGTTAATTCGATTCGGACAGAAGGGAGTTAGCGGTGCAGGTAAAAAACAAGACGCAAAGTCTAAAGCAAGACGTAAGTCTTTTAAGGCAAGACATGCTAAGAACATAGCAAAAGGTAAAATGTCTGCAGCTTATTGGGCTAACAAAACTAAATGGTAGGGAGAATATATGCCTTATAGTGATAAACAAATGAAGATAGCAAGAATGGCAGCGCCACGTAATAAGATTACAGGTGCAGATTTTGCTATGTTAAAACAAAAGAAAAAGAAAAAGAATGGCAAAAAAAAGTAAACCGATCTGGGATAAACCAAGACCAAAAGGATTAGGTAAACCTAAAAAACTTAGTCCTGCACAAAAAGCTAAAGCTAGAGCAAGGGCTAAAGCTAATGGTCGTAAGTATCCTAACATGGTGGATAACATTTGGGCAGCGCAGAGGTAACTCACGAAAATAAATTGTCCCAAGTGCGACAAGGCAATGACGGTTGTAGTAAACCCATACAAGTTATACTGTACAAATCGTGATTGTAAGGACTATACTGTGTATAGACAAAAGAAGGCAGGGAAATGAAACTACAAGTAGTACGCACACAGTTCGGTAATGACGCTACAAACGGTATGCTATTTATAGATGGCATGTTTGAGTGCTTTACATTAGAAGATCAAGAACAAGCAGTGAAGGTGAGATCTGAAACTGCAATTCCATTAGGTACATACAACGTAGTCCTTCGTGCTGAAGGTGGTTTTAATAAAAAATACGTTGCTAAGTACGGCAATACCTGGCATAAAGGAATGTTGTGGATACAAGAAGTTCCAGGATTTGAGTGGATCTTAATACATACAGGTAACACTGACGAACATACGGCAGGTTGTCTTCTAGTTGGTGAGACTCAACAAGATTTAGATAAAGGTAAAGACGGATTTGTTGGTGGTTCAGGCGACGCATATAAAAAAATGTATCCTAAAGTTAGGAATGCTTTACAAAATGGTGATAAAGTCACAATAGAATACACACATATAAACCTCGACGGTGCAGCAGCAGCACCTACAAAGACTTCCGATAACGATAAACTCGATCAGATACTTGAAAAAGTGTCACGTATGGAGACTAAGTTAAGAGGAAGAATTATATAGACTGGAGATAATATGAGTGATGAACTCAAAGCACTTATCGAAAAAGTTGTTTGGACATTCATTGAAGCATTTGGTTCTGCTTTATTGGTAGGTCCTGCGCTTGATTTAGATATTACAGCAATACAAGCTGCAGCAATTGCAGGTGGTGGATCAGTAATAGTTGTACTAAAAGAGTATGCAAAAAAACAACTCGCAGGTAAGTAAACTTACAGAAACCCAACAGGACGTAGCACACAATAATACTAAAGGAGGTGTTACGCACCCTAATGGTTGGGAACCAGGTGTAAAGTTTGATTATAAAACTAAGACTGGAACTATAACATCAAGAGCTACTGATAGTTCTACACCAGAGTTTGACAAGTTATTACAAGAATGGGGATTTGATCCTAAAAAATATGCAATAGTCAACGATACATTAAGAGTATCTACGTGGGATATGAACGTAGGTAAAGGAGAAATACATCAAGCATGGGCATACAAAGCACAAATAGTTGCAACCGAAGCCACACTTGACACAGAAGATTACACACGCATAGCTAAATGGATCCAAACATACAAGCGTAAAGCTAAACCTAAACTAACAAAACCTAAAGCTAGTTTTTTTGTTGCGGTATCTGATTTACAATTAGGTAAAAGAGATGGCGGTGGAACTGAAGCCATAGTCAAAAGATTTTTAGAAAAGATAGATACAGTACGTGATCGTTATAACTTCTTACGTGCAGCAGGAGTGCAGCTAGATCAGTTAACAATAGTAGGACTCGGTGATATTGTCGAAGGTTGTGTTGGCTTCTACCCAGAAGCGATGGGACCTAACGGAGTCGAGTTGGATTATCGTAATCAAATGAAATTAGCAAGAAGATTAATTGCTAAAGCAATAGTTGAATGGTCTAAAGATTTTGATCTAGTAGTTGTTGGTGCAGTGCCAGGTAATCACGGAGAGAAACGTACCGCAAAAGGAATAGCACCGACAGGTGGTATGGATAACTATGACATAGAAGTCTTTGAACAAATAGGAGAAATCTTTGCAGACAAACCACAATACAAGCATGTTAAGTTTGTTATACCTGATGAACCACACCTATCACTTAATGTATGTGGTACAAACATGAGTTTTACACATGGACATCTTGCAGGTTACAGTGGCACAGTAGAAAATAAACTTATGAACTGGTGGAAGAATCAAACATTTGGTGGTTTTCATGCAGGATCTTCGTCTATCTTAGTCACAGGGCATTACCATCATTTTAGACAAGTTCATGATCCACGTACCTGGATCCAGGTACCTAGCTTAGATGAGAGTACATACTTTGAGCAGCAAGCAGGTAAAAAAACTAAGCAAGGTGTAGTGACTATGGTTGTAGATAAGAATGGTCACAATAATTTAGAAATCGTATAAATAAGTAAGCCAGATGTGGTCATAACTCACACCTGACTTAGCTTTACTCTAATAGAATATGGCGTATTTAATTAGATAAAATATATAATAAACATTCTTTAGATCTTGTCAAGTAAAAAAGCAAAGCGGACTCGCAGGTCCGCTTTATTGCTTATGGAAGGAGTTGTCTTGCGTTATGACACGTAAGATACTCATTTCATACATTACTGCATGCTATAATTATTGTCAAATCACTTCATTGATCAGGGGTTTCCTCCTTTACCTTGATCCTTGACACCAGGTCACATTACTCCGATCTGGTGTTTTTAGCAAAAAATATTTACGATTCTGGATTTATGCTATATAATTATATTGGGAGGTAGTAATGACTGCAATTAATACTACGTTTGACGATAACGAAATGTTAACGTCACTTGCTAAATCAGTAGGAGATACTGGTAGGGGATTTGTTGTTATATATAAAAACAATCCTAAATATATAGATAGCATAAGTGAGCTAAGAAACTGGTTGCGTAAGAACGGTCTGTACATACATGAGTATCAGATGTTTCATGACATGTTACACTTTGTATTTGTTAGATCAGAACGCGGCGGCGATTAGTACATGAACATATTTACAAGTCAAAAGGAAATGAAGAAGTGGGCGATAGCTATGGCTAACGCATGTGGTGGGCAAGAAGTAACACAAAATTCTATAAAATTAAACAGTCCAAAACCTAAAAAAGTAAATGATTTAACTATAAAATTTGTGTCAGACTACAACACTATGATGAAGTTAGCTATGGAATCTATTGCAGATGAGACAAAATTAGAGGAGGAGTAATGTGGTTTGACGAAATAATATTGGACGATCTCGATGATGAGTTAGAAAATGTCAGCACCTAGTCCACAAGATCGTGATATAAAAGTGATGTTTACTGATCACAGTACACGTGATTACATCATGACTGCAAGTAATATAAAAGAAGCAGAAGAGAAATTTGACGCAATATATAATGAGGTCGAGAAAAAAATTAATGAGTTGTGTAAACAAAATAATGTTGGTAAAGTTACTAAAGTCTGGTGTGAATACCACATAGATAAGTATCATTACATGACAGAGGAAGGAGATACGTAATGGCATGGCAAGATGAGTACGATCAAGTAGAAGATAGACTTAAAAAATTTTGGGAGGACAATCCTAACGGTCGTATAGATACAAAAGTTATACATGTTAACGCAGACTTTACAAATGCAATACATAGATGTGAAGTTTATAAAGATATAAATGATGAGAATCCTGTATCAACAGGCATAGCACAAGATCAACAAGGACCAAAAGGTGCAAACCAAACCTCATGGATAGAGAATGGGGAGACAAGCGCAGTTGGTAGAGCTTTAGCAAACTGGACGTACGCTGCAAAGAAACGTCCTTCAGTCACAGAAATGCAGAAGGTGGAGAACTTGAAACCTAGCCAAGTTACCAAGAGTGCAGCACAAACTAGCAATAGCAAAGGTTACACTCCTCCACCATCTGTACAAAAAAAACTTGACGGTGCAGTAACAGATAGTGATCTTAAAGGTAAATCAATAGAAGATAAATTAGAAACTATAGGTGTATCAGTAGAAGAGAAGGTTGTAATTACAAAAGGCACAGTCGAACCAAAGTGTATTAGTTGCGACAGTGAGTTGTGGGATAACAGAATGGACAAAGCAACTGGTAAAATAGGACAAGGTTATCCTGACTGGAAGTGTAAAAACAGAGAATGTAAAGCAGGAAAAAATGGTACACCACGTGCTTATTATATGGACAGCTACAATGCTGAACAAGAAGCACCGCAAGAGTGGTACATGCCAGATGTAGTAAAGGCAAGAGCAGTTGAAGATGTTAAAGAAAACGAAGCACCGTTCTAAAAAAAAGAAACACATTTACAGGGGAAATCCTAATTTTCCTGGAGATGATTGAGGAGGAAAAGAAATGGCAGAAGAAAAAGAAAAGGGTCCTTTAGATGGACCTAGTATAGATATACATTCAGAAGAATTTAAGAGAAAAGTATTTGCAATAATGGTAAACAAACACAATAATCCTGATGAAGATTTTAATTTGTTCCAAAATAGTGAACACGAGTAGTGACATACAAACCACTACCAGATTATCTAACAATACAACCTAGCAAGATAAATGGATTAGGTTTATTTACATTAACAGACATAGACAAAGGTGTTAACTTAGGTATGTCTCACATAATAGATACTCCTACACTAGACACTATACGTACACCATTAGGTGGTTTTATAAACCATAGTCAAGTACCAAATTTAAAAAAAGTTTTAGATAATAGAAAATATTTTATATACACAATCGTTGACATACCAATGGGTAGTGAATTAACATTAAAATACGAATGGTACGAAGTGGAAGGAGATAATTATGAGTATGAGGGACGAGATCCTACAACTGCTAGACGATAACAAGTGGCACTGTGCTACAGAACTTATAGAGTTTGGTTGGTCAGCACGTAATAGAATATCAGAAATACGAGCCGATCATGGTGAAGACTATATACTTGGTGAGACATGCACTATGCACTCACATAGAGGTGGTGTAAGCATGTACAAATTAAACGATCAGAATAAAAAACAAGAGTTATTGAATAGACTTGACAACCAAATTCAGCTACAGTTGTAGTATGCAGGAAGTATTACAGAGTCGCGGCGCAAAAAATGTTTGGGCAATGATGGACGAATGTAATGGTTTTCTTGAAGCAATAACATATTGTATAGAAGAAGATGAATCAAAAAAAATAGATTTTTTTCCATACGATAGTGCAAGTGAATCTAATCTTGTTAAGTTAGTGCTGCAAGTAGATCCATCTTTTCCTACTGATCCTGGTCCACACTATGGTGGGGTTAGAGTCGGTATCGTTACTAATAAAGGTGTTGGTGAACTCGAAGTCGTACATGATATGTATGATTATTTTAGTTACAACTTTGTCTCACGTGGTACACAAATAGATTATGGAAGATTGCCGCGTGGTGATATGATCGATTACATAAAATCTATAGCCAAAATTCTTAATACATCTAAAGCATTGAAGGGAAGAAAATTATTTAAGAAAAGGAAATAATGTCAAAACAAAAACAACAGGGTACAAAACTAGAAACATTTGTAGCAAAGATGTTAAATGGATCTAGGATTGCGGAAGGTGGTGTCAATGACAAAGGAGATGTGTTATTTAATTGGAACGGTCAAGACTTTTACGTAGAGTGCAAGGCAAGACAATCGTTAAATGTTACACGTGAGTTAGCTAAATCTATAAAGAAGTCAAAGTCGCAATTTACTGCACTGGTTTGGAAGAGACTTGTAAAATCAGACAAAAATCGTAGGCAACCAGATGGCGTACCAATCATAGTATGTTTGACGTTAGATACTTTTATAGAAATTGTAGAATCAAAAATAGGAAATGATTTTTATGCTGATCCATTTTGGAAACAATTGCCGTGAGTCGTACTAATAATATAGATAAAGTAGCAAGACAAACTGCGATCAACCTGCAGCAATTAATGGCAAGAGTTGATTTTAAATACAACAGACACCAACCATGTATCGTATGTCATGAGAAATTTGATCATCATTTTGATCGATTACCATGCGAATCAGACAATGATAGAAAAAAAATAGTGCGGCGCAACCGATGGGACAAAGACTTGACTTAATTTATATCTTCGACTAATTTATATATTAGGAAGGAGAGTTATGAACGATACAAAAATCGAACATGATATAGCAATAAAGGTACAAGTAGAAGTTACCTTAGAAGATTTAAAACTTCTTAAACAACTTACAACAATAGGCATAACTAACAAATATGCAGCGTCAGTTAATCCAGTACACAGATTACATTTTGTTATACAGAATGGTCAATGGTGGGCATGGAGTACTGACTCGTACATACTGGCACTTGTAAAATTCCATACGAATGTAAATTACAAAGTAAGGACTGAACACAGTGTAAATAGAATAAATGCAGTATGTGATAATCTAGTGGCAAGTGTAGATTTAACAGATTTTGCACAAGATGTTACAGATATAAATAAGCACTACAACAAGACAGATATAAACGGTTATACATATTTAGAATTTGTTGGACATGCTAAAAAACTACCGCCTAAAACAAAACCATTTGAAGAGATGGAGATTATTGTTGGCGGCAGAAATGATATAACAATTGATTGGGTAAATATAAATATAGAGAATGCGCCCACATACTCCGTACTAAATCGTGGTGATGTAGTTAAGAGAGCGCGTGACATGTATTTAGAATTTAGCAAAGACGTGCCTGGAGCATTAGAGCCAGATAAACGTAGACCAATTACACACATACAATACTCGCCAACTCATCTAAAAAAGGTTATGAATTTTTTAACCTTTAACAGAGATGATCACTTTACCTACATGTATAACTACGACGGTGTATTTGCTGACGCAGTTTTATTTGAGAAAACATGTAGCGGTACTGATACTGCAACAGAGAAATTTGCATGGATCATGCCGCAACGTAGTGAGCATGACATACAGGAGGAAGAGTAATGGCACAGTACACATTAGTTATGACAGTTGACATACCTGATACAGATGACGTTAAAGAAGAAATACAGGATATTATTAGCAGAACAACAACTGAATTTTCTTATTACGAAGCACAAGTAGAACAGTATGACACTGACACAATGAAACGAGTATTTAAAATGTTAGAAATAAAAGAAGCATTGGAGATAGAATGAATATTTATATTCTTAAAGCGATAGAAGGTAACACAGTTAGTTATATAAAATATAAAACATTACAAGAAGCAGAGCAGCAGCTAGTTATGTGGCAGAAGGAAGATATGGGAACTGATGGCGACACGATCCATACATTTGCTTCATGGCAAGGCGCGTTCTCTTTTATGTTTACAGAAGCCAATAGATTAGGCAGCACGGATAACGAAATATAATGGCAGACTTAATAGAGAGACTAACAATAGATATAATTACTGAAGATTGTGGTGGTACATACTCCGCACTTGATCACATTTATGAATGGGTTGAAGTGCATGGTAATGGACAAACAATAATTAATTCAAAGTCAGTAAAATTAAAATTAGTAGAGGATAAGTAATGGACTATCACTTTAACGTACTAACTCATTTTATCTTTGGTACTTCTGGCGTAATGCTTGGATATTATTTTGCTAATGAAATGTGGAGAAACAAAAGAATGTGGGAATGGAAATCCGTTACTCAACAGATAAGACTCCAGGAAGCAGAGATAAACAGGTTAGAGTCGATAAACGATACTTTAGTCGTGCAATTAAAGGAGTTACGCATGAGTAATTAATTAATGATCATAAACGTTAAACTTTTATTAGCTTAACGTTTACAACAGGGAGAGCAGCGCGTCCGCCCTTGCGCTGCTTTCTTTTTTTTATATTGTTTTATTTTTTTATATTGTTAAAATTATTATTGGAAGGAGATAAAGATATGAAACTAAAAACAAACGACTACCTGGAAATCTGTCCTGGTTGTTTAGCTTGTTATAATCAAGGGCGCCTAACCTTCTATTGGTTTAGGTTAAATAAAGATACAACACTTAAACAAATTGAAGCAGCGCTTGATATTGAAGAGATACACAAAAGAGCGAAGACTCCGTACGCATGCGGCGGAGATGAGGTACACATACAGGATAATGATTTCAACGGCGGCGAATACATGACCGCAAAAGAAATTTATGGATATGTTGAGCTGCTGCAATTGGTCCCTTCATTTGATTATGTAAGAGCATTTAAAGATATATATTTAATGAATGATGAATTTGAATATAGAGAATGGAATAAATCAACAAAGCCAAGCGACGCATTTAAACGATTCGCTGAAGATGTCATGACGTTTGACAATGACAGAGAATTTAATGAGTACCTGGAAGAAACATTTACAGAATCTATACCAATTCTAATTCATAAAAATGACGATAACCCATTAATAAATTATATTGATTGGGATAAAGTTGTTAGAGATTTAAAAATGGATTATGAAGAAACAGAGATAAGCGGCACAATATACGCATGGAGGAGTATATGAACAGAAACGAAGTATATAATTTGTTGTTAAATTTTGCTGAAGGAGTTGAAGCAGACACAACGGCAGCGCAGCAAGTCATGGGAGTAGGTCGAGCAATAAGAATATTAGATAATAATATCCGTGAAGTGATCACTCCGCAGCAGAAAACAAAGTACGACAAACTGATCGGAAAAATTAATGATCAGTACGAGATGAACAATGCATAAGAAATGGAGATTTATGTTAAAGAAATACGAAGAGCCAAAAATTTATGGTCCTGGATATATCAAGATGTTACAAAAGGAAGTAATAAAAGATATGACAAAGTTATTTAATGACAAATGGGAAGACATGGAGTTAGGCAGCAGTCAGGCAGATTTAGTTGAGTCAAAAGTTATTAAATCAATTAATGACACGTTCAAAGAATTACGTTAAAATTAATTAAAGGAAGGAGAGAGTTATGCCAAGTATAAAAGTAGATAGCGAGACATACTTCCAAATATGTTTCATTACTGCTAAATCATTAATGACTGATAAGCAAAAAAAAGAATTTGACTTAATCATTAGTGGAAAACTAGATGACCATTTTAAAAATGCAAAGTGAGATATTTACGGCGCATAGTTACTGCTTGATTTGTAGAAATACATTTGCATATCAAACAGTATCAAACCATTTTGAAATGTTCTGTTCGCCTGAATGTAATGAAGCATATCATTCGCCAGTGCAAGCATAATATAATATACGTACGAGAGAGAGAGCCGCAGCAATGCGGCTTTTTCTTATGCCGTCAATTCTTCCTGGTAAATCGTGATCATGTTTAAACGCCTGGAAAAACGCCTGGACTGATCCGTTCCAGGAGATCGTGATCAGAAAAATAGATCTCCAATTTAATATACTGGATCATCTTTTTATAAAAAATAGTACTGTATTTGTAAGGCGAACGCATAAGCCACACGTACACGCACGACAGACTACAGACGGCAGCACCGCGCAGCATAACCCTGCATACAATATACACATGATTACATAACCCCCATACCTTAATCTGGCGGCGTCAAAAATATATATGAATACGTCAATGTTTATGTGGCAATTTGTGGAGGTGGTAGGAGTCGAACCTACGTTGGTTAGATGAGTATTTGGATAAGCATGTAACCCTTACCAGATCACCCCCATGTCTACAGTATACTATATATAGTGTAGACTATCTACATATAGTACAACATATTGTATTATATGGTGCAGAGTCTGGTAGTGGACGTATCGATCCCTGTGTCACTCCCAACCCAAACCAGTTTATTAAGTGTAGTAACGACGTATGCTCTCTCTCTAATAAATAAAATGTGAGGAAGATCCCTCGACGGACGACTAAGGCGGTCCTGCTAGTCCAACCTATCGATTACGATTCCTTATCTTGTGATGTTTGTATAGGCAGGAACACCACAATGCTTATCCTTGATATGGTACACTATAGCAGAGAGATATGTCAAATAAAGAAAAAATCACTATATGCGTTGCAGACAACTGTTTGATCCCATTACCAGAAGGTCGTAAGAAGTATTGTAGTGATAGATGTTCTAAAAGAACAAGACAACGTGCCTGGCGTGCAAGTAAACCAACAACAGAACTACAAGTAGAAAAGACTGTAGATGAGAATGTACAGAAACGTAGAGGAGACTACTACGCCATTATGAAGAAAAAAAATTTTTTCGACGACATTTTGCAAGGTAATAAAACAAAAAAAGAAGTAGCAAACATACTAAGCTGCAGTCCATCTACAGTATCTAGAGCTGTTGCAGCATATCTAGAAGATGTAGAGAAGGAAGCAGCGATCGAACGACGTGGGGATCCATTCGAACTGCAGGCAGATGTCGACTCTTTTGTAGAGTTTCGTGATCAATATTTCTTAACAGAACAACAAAAAAATTATGAAACACCTGACTTCCAAAAGAAGTGGATTGGTGCTATCTTAGATAGTATAAAACACGGTAAACGTTTAATGGTTCTGTCACCACCTAGACATGGTAAAACAGATCTACTAACACACTTTTGCGTATACATGATTTGTAAAAATCCTAACATACGTATCATGTGGTGCGGTGGTAACGAAGATATTGCACGTAACTCCGTAGGTGCTGTACTAGATCATTTGGAGAACAATGAAGGACTTATACAAGATTACGGAGACTGGGACGGATTTAGACCTTCTAATCGCGGCGGAAAAAGTTGGTCGTCCAGTCAATTTACTGTTGCAACTAGAACAGTCTCTGGTATTAAGTCGCCAACTCTTGTCGC